TAAGATTCTTAAAGAAGTAGAGGGATATGGGAAGGATTGTATAACACCTTGGAATGAGTGCTGTGAAGCCATAAGGAATTACTGGCTAAAGCAAGCTCAGGAGTTGATAGACAAATTCAGACAACTAGGCTGGCAACCACCAGTTGAAGTCCCACAGGATAAGGTTGAAAAGATTAGGGAAAACCTTAACTACTGTTATGCTGAAGGTAGGTATAGTACTAAACCTGGATATCGTTGGTCTAAAGAAAGGATAATTGAGTATGCATTAGACCAAATCTGCCAGCTATTCACCATCAAGCCAGAGGACTTGCCATTGCAAGTAAAGAATGAGAGATTTTGGTCAATGACGGAATCGGAGAGAAGTGCTTTCAGGGATGGAGCCAAAGCCCAGCGTGATGATATGCTGAAAAGATTAGGAGTAAAGGAGGAATAATGGAAGAAATTGAGAAGAGAAAACGGTAGATTAAAAGTAGTAAATAAACAATTAGAGGAGGAAAAGAGAAAATGGAAGAAACTAAAGTTGTCAGATACCGTGTAAATATTAGTCGTGGTATGAAGGGTGGCGTTTCATATGAAGCTACAGTAGATGCTCAAGGTTTTACGATGGAAGAGACCTTAACAGAAAGTGATGCCTTGGTAAAAGCTCTTGATGAAAGGTATCCTGCACCATCGGAATAAGAGGTAAAGACGAGATGGCAAAGATGTTCCGAAAAGGTAAAGTCATAGAGACGATTGGTGAACTGTTAGAGTGCCGAACAGATAGAACTGGCTATGTCTATTACCGAGATAGACCTTTAGCTTTTTCTTTTATCGGACACATGACTTTGTTTACCGTTATGGGCGGATTAGCAAACCAGATTTTTCGTAAAGCGATAAGGAGAGATAAGTAAGGATGCCCTATTATCCCGACGACCAGACTGAAGAGAATCTAAAGAAAATCAGACGGAATAACGTCTGTGCCGTATGTGGCAGGCCAGTTTGGATTTATATCAACTTGACGGATAAGAGGCAATACATAGCCTGCCCTACACCCGGACATGAAGGCTTAGCAAAGGAATATCAACCATCAAGATTCGATGAAGAAAATACTTTAAGGAGGTTAGTAGAAATGGAACAAACACATGGTCGAGCAACAACAACAGCAGTAGCCAAGCTACCTAGAACCGGACAACTTACAAGGCAAGAGGCGGAGCATATCCTGGGTCTCGTTTATCCTGGTGTCCCAAGGGATGAGATTATCCGGTGTGCCATACTCTGCCGGGACTTCGGGCTTCATCCTCTTATGAAAGAGGTTTATATCTTGGGCTTCAAAAATGCCAAGACTGGCAAAACAGACTATTCTACTGTCATCGGCATTGGAGCTAGCCGTAAGATGGCAGCCAACAAGAAAGGAGCATACTCTTATCTGGATGACACGCCAAGAACCGCTACTCAGCAAGAGATTATTAAACAATATGGCAAAGATAGCGAAGAAGAAAGGGACAATCTAATCTCAATCTGTAAAGTAAAGGGCGAAAAAGGCAATGAGGCAATTGGCTTTGGATTGTGGCCGAAAGATAAAATTCCCTATGGCATGGATAAGGGAAACACCAGGCGTAACATGGCAAATATCAGGTCCGAAAGACCAGCCCTTGATAGATTGCCTGGCGAATCATTACCCCAAGGCATTGAGGTCATTGACGAAGCCTATATTGAACTGCCTGATGTTAGCAAGGTGGATACTAATACCGGGGAAATAACTGAGAGTATTATAGAAGAGCCATCAACTGAGTCAATAACATCGGAGCCAGAACCTAAAGAGCACTGGTGCCAGGAGCATAACTGTGCCTTTGAGAAAAAGACTGGAAAATTCGGGGAATTCTATGCACACAAAAAGCCTGAAGGTGGCTGGTGCAATGAGAAAAAGAAAAAGAAAACCGAAGAAATTAAAGAAGAACTTGCCCAGCCAGAGGCAGAATCGGAGTTAGAGAAGACAATCCCTAATACTGTCGAATACCTCAAGGAGACAATGCAGATATGCAACTGGGATTCTAAACAGGTCGGGCAATACTGCAACCAGGAAAAAGGCTGGGATGTTCATTTCTTGAAAGACTTGAATCCAGAGCAGCTTTCAGAAGTCATAGACCATATTAAGAGAAACCCTAAGTAAGAACATTAAAGCCTGAAATGTCGTGCGTGAACAAACGAAAGGAAAGAGATGACTATAAAAAGTCTGCGAGGTGGGTTAGTGGCTAGACCGAAAAAGCAGATGGTGGCTGTTAAGACATTAAAGAACGACCCCTGGCATTGTCCTAAGTGTGGTGAATTGTTAATCCTGAAAGAAGGACGATATGGTAGATTTATGGCTTGTCCTAAGTACCCTGATTGCCGATACGCAAAGGCAATGTGGACTTACCAAAATGTGAAGCCGTATTGTATCAAGTGCAAAGGTACAGGTTTACTGCCCTTTGAAAAGAACGGCAAGGTAATTGCCGGTGTATCAATATACTGCGAGTGTTATCAAGAAGACCCTGACCATTATAGACCAGTCATACCATCAGACTATGACTACCCTATTTCTTATGACTACTACCGAAGTCTCTGTCAATATCACGGCTGGAATGACCCAGGGTCTGATAGAGTATTCGAGATAGAGGACAGACCTCAAATAGTAGAACACATACACCGCACAAGCAATAAAGAGCTAATAGATAAACTGCATAAGACTCAAGTTCTCTTTAACGACCTTGAGAATAGACTGAATCTGCATATTGACAATTCGAAGAAAGGTAGGACTTCCAAATATGATTAACGTACTATTAAATATAATATACTCTTATAAAGAAAAGGGGGGTGGGGTGGGGTATATAGAGCGTTGTCAACGATTTAGGCACGAGGCACACACGAGTAAATCGTTGTTAGCGTTGACTTACAGGCACAGAAAACGTTGACTTGCGTTGTAATCGTTGTTAGCGTTGTTATAGTTGTAATCGTTGTTGGAGTTGTTTAATGGCAGAGATAAACACTACTGAAGTCAGGGAGTTCTTAAAGAAGATACAAGGGCAAGAACTCTCATTGAAGGATTTAAGGGGTGAGTTTAATATCTTACCAGGCTCTAAGTCTTTTGATGCTATCAGAAATATAATGTTCCAACTATCAGAGCAAAGAGTAGTCAAGGAATCTCGCAAGGGTGTTTATAAGGTTATTAAAGAAGTCAAGCCTGTTCAGGTATTCGGGACTGATAGGGAACGCAGACCACCCTTTAAGTTGATATTCCCTAGAGATTTTGATACCAGTATGGAGATGTTCTTTGCCGAGGATATTGTGATACGAGAAGGTGATTTAGTTCTTATTTCAGGGATGTCTAACTTTGGGAAAACTACCCTATGTGTCAACTTTTGTGGTGAAAATATAGATTGCCTTCCTGTTTTGATGGGTAATGAATATACTACGATAGATAGAGAGCCAACACCAAGATTCCTTAATCGCCTTGACTCTATGGACTGGGTAAAGTGGACTAATGAGGGTAGAGATAAGTTTAGTTTATTGCCAGTATGGGAAGATTACGCTGAACACATTATAAAAGATAGAATAAATATTATAGATTGGATAAATTTACCTGGCGAATATTACTTGATAAGTCCAGTTATGGAAGGTATCAAGCACGCTCTTGGCAAAGGTATAGGAATAATAGCAATACAGAAGAACGAAGAAAAGGATTCAGGGAGAGGTGGTGCTCCTTCCAGAGATTTCGCTGATTGTGAACTTTTAATAGATAGGTTTGGTGAGGATGATGTCTTATTAACTGTCGGGAAGGTAAAGGAAGCCACAAAAAGAGTAACGGGTAGAACTTATGCTTACCATATCAGTCAGGGCGTGAAGATACACAATTTTAGAGAGGTCAAGAAATGTCCTCAATGTAATGGGAAGGGATACACTCTTAAAGGCAAGTGCGATAACTGTTTTGGATTAAAGTATGTAGACCGTTAAGAAGGTAAGGTAATGAAGAAGTATCAGATAAGGGGGGGATATGAATAAATGTAGTGGTGATTGTGTGTACGATTATTATGAGTATGACACTAACTATGGTGAATGTCGGCATCCTGATTTTGACCCTGAAAAGCCAGACCATTGTCCTGGCTATATCTCTAAAGAGGATGCAAAGTCAGATGCAAAATTAAGATATGCGGAAAAAGGATAGGAGGTAAATAAAATGGAGCAATCAGATATAAGGGCGTGGATTGAGGATAATGCTAGGTATAATGAAGTGCTACTCAGGCTAACCTCTGAGGAACTAGACCACGTAGCTATGTGTATGCATCATATATATCGGTGGTATCACGAAGGTTATCCTCTCGGCAACTTCCTTACCGCAATAGTTCAGGATAAGTTTACCGAGGCTTGCTTTAGAGCAGATGACATAAACAGGAAGGCACTATACCTTTATGCCTTATTCCTGGCTAACAAGATAGGCTATGATTACAGAAAGAAAGCTAATCCTGCTGGGGTAATGAAGTAGAGAGTGATATAGAGCTATGAAGAAGTATCAGATAAGGGGGGGATTATGACAAAGCAGGAATTGATAGATAAGATAGCAAGGGAGATATTTGTAACTCCTGACCAAGTTATGCGAATGATTGAGATTCTTGAGAGAAACGGATGGAAATCTCCAGAAGAAGTTATGCAAGGGAAAGAGATAATAAGAAAGGCATTTCGTTTCCCAAAGTAGAGAGTGAACTATGAAGAAGTATCAGATATATGCTGACCTGCCCTGGATAGGGATATTAGATGGCGACCCAAGAGCAGTTGCCTTGTATAGACGACATTATAGCTGTCGCAATCCTGAAATAGACTATGTGAGATATGGCTTCTCTGGCAAAGGGGAGTCCATGGTATTGCTTACATCGGATTGTCTTGCTTTGTGGTGTTGGCGGAAAGTAGCAAGTGAAGGAATATATTGTTCAGTGTTCCATAATGAGAGTAGTTTACTTTCAAGTGAATTGATAAGAGAGGCAGACAAATTAGCTTGGCAAAGATGGGAAGATAACCGTCATTTTACTCACGTTAATCCCAGAGAAGTCAAGGGCGATGGCAAATGCTTTAAGGCAGCTGGTTGGCATAAGCTGAAAGAACGCACTAAGAAATCACACCTGATAATACTTGAGATATTTCGGGGCAATGAAGTAGAGAGTGAGCTATGAAGAAGTACCAGATATATGCTGACCAAGTAAGGAGAAGTAATGCTACACATTTATCGATGTGAAAATCCCGTTCGTACTCGTGCTATGTGCCCATATCATAAGCATCAATGCTATGGTGAGCGTCAAGCCTTTTATGACACAACTCGTATTTTCTTTGATTGCGGAACATTTGTTGATTATGGTTACGGCTACTATGAACCACCAAAGTTGTATAAGAATATCACCATTTTCAAGGACGAAATCGGCTATACTGTATGGGTTCCTCGTGCAGGTTGGGAAATGCTTGCTCAGGAGGTGCCACTAAAACAGGCACGTAAGATCGCCAAAAGACGATTAAGGCAAGGCGGTTTGATTACTGATAAATCTGTTGGGGCAATGAAGTAGACTCGGATATAGAACTATGAAGAAGTATCAGATAAGGAGGGAATATGGATTTCTTGGAATTACTAGAGTTAGAGCAAATGTCACCAGATAAATTAGTAGAATATTGGCGTTGCATAGACGAGGTTGAAGATGATAATGGTGACCCTAGTATTTATAGAACTTGTGAGATTTGTGGTGGCGAGTTCTGGGATGGTGGAACATCTTGCACTTGTGAAGTAGAGAGTGAACTATGAAGAAGTATCAAATATATGCTGACCGAATAATCCTAGACCTATGCGGTGGCACTGGGGCTTGGAGTTTGCCTTACAAAGAAGCAGGATATGATGTAAGAAATACTTGGGATAGGATTAAGATGGTAAAGATTGAACGACTTAATGAACTACTCAGGGGAAATGAAACCAATGTTGTGAAGTAGAGCCGGATATAGAGCTATGAAGATAACCGAAAAGCAGTTTGAGGCTCAGGTTAAGGAAGTAGCCAAGATTCGTCAAGTAGACGCATACTATCATCCTTTCCTGTCAAAGTGGAGTCCGAAAGGCTACCCAGATATTACTATCGTTAAAGTGCCCCGGCTCATTTTTGCAGAATTAAAATCTGAGAAGGGCAAAATCTCACCGGAGCAAGCGGAGTGGCTTGAGTTACTGAGGCAATGCAAGACAGTGGAGGCTTATCTTTGGCGAGTTAATGAGGTATCTCTGGAAGATATAGCGGAGATTTTACATTGAACTGGAGGTAGAGAATGTCAGGATTCGTGTGTGAAAGGTGCAAGAGAGAGTCGCAGGTTTCATTTGTGTGCAGAGAGTGTCATCGGTCGGTCTGCAATAGGTGCATTGTGTTGAGAGATATGACACAGCTTTGTAAAGACTGCAACAACAGGCTTAAAGACGGAGTAGAGGTGAACGAGCCAGCTATGGCGTGATATTATGAAAACAGCCGGCCGCATTTAATACACCGATAACGCTGGATCTTGTTTCTCTTCTTCCAGGAGAACCCGGCTTTAGTTATCTTATCAGACTTACATTCAGGACAGTGGTTATTTTTCATATTCTTTATTCCCTTTATCATCGTCTTACCTTGCCTTCTATCTGATTGCGGTCCTTACTACTGTTAAGGTGCTACCTAATAAGTTTTAGAGAGTCTTTAAGTGTAGGACAAGGTATAAATGAGGTTCTATCTCCCCACTCCTGAGACCCGTCATCATCCCATTGTATAAAAGCAGTTCCATCTCCATCATAACCTTCTGGCAAAAATCCTTCTCTGGGATAACCATTCGAGTATTGCCATTTCGATATAACGTGCATACCTCGTTTCAGTTTTCTACTTTTCATCTTACTACTCCGCTCACTACTACCCGCCACGGCGACTGACGGGCAGTTGGTCAATGGATTAGCTTGCTTTAACAAAGGGTTTATCCCATCTCCCAATTTCTAAATGTAACCAGTAATTAACATCAAAATAATCTGCCTGAGGGTCTGAGTTATTCCAGTTGTCACGGCTAGCTATTTTATAAGCGTTTGCCATACACTCCCAAGCTTCTTTAGTGAGATATGCTCCATTGTTTACGTTCTCATCATTTGGCCTTTGAAATCGATATTGATTGAGCTGTGCATATCCCCTGATAGGATTCCCATTGCAATCCTTATCCTTAGCAAATGCCTCAAAAGGTGCTGTCATTAGAGTAACGTTTAATGCTTGTCCCCCAGAGAATCGCTCAATTCTAGTTGACCATTGGCAATCAGGATATTGCCTTGTTAATTCTTGTTTAACCTCTTTCGCTATTAGTTTTATATCCTTGTATTCTCTCATTCCCTTTTCTCCTATCCCTCAGCCTGGCTTACTAGCTCAGGTCTTATGAGTTTACCTGCTAATCCCTTGCGTTTGCCGAGGCTTGCTATTCCCCGGCAAGTAGCTAGGGCGTTTAGCTTTGTTCCTTACTCATTTCGTATAGGATAGCCCGTAACATTGACCTCATACCCTCTTCATAAGCCTTTGTCTTTAATTCTCCGTGAAAGTGTCTTTGTTCGGCGTCTATTGTTCGAGTAAATTTGAAGTCCTCCTCTTCCCCTATGAAGTCTACATTGTCCATGAGTGCCTTAGCCGATGGGCTTTCTGTATGTGATTGAATCTCGGCATTTCCCTTTTCCTCTATCTTCCTCATAAGTTCTAACATCTTTCCTTCTCCTTTTTATTCTTTACCTGCATACATACTAACATACTCATAATACACACTGCAATAGCTCAAGTGTTCTAGTTTACATGTTATCGCCCACTTTTACACGGAATGAGGTGAATCTTGAGACTAAATAAATATTTTGAGGCTAGTATTAGTGCGAACCACCCCGCTTGACACAAACCCTTATCTGTGCTATCTATTATATATTATATATATGAATAATACCAAAAGACCCATCCCTAGAAAACTGAACAACGGTATGATTACTGCCCTTTCAGAATATATCCGCAAGGGCAACTACGCTGTCACGGCCTGTAATCTGGTGGGAATTGATGAGAAAACACTCTGGAATTGGGTTCAACAAGGTGAGGCTGACAATTTATTAGGCGTGGATTCTTTGTATTCTCATCTAATCCAATCTATAAAAAAAGCTGAGGCTGAGGCTGAGGCTAAATTGGTAGAGGTTGTGCGTGAGTCGGCAGAGATTAAAAGGGAATGGATACCGGCTATCACATTCTTAGAGCGCAGGCATCCAGACAGGTGGGGACGCAAGGACAGGACGAGGGTAGACATAACTGAGACCAAGCGGATACAGATAACACACGTAGATGTGGTATTGAACGAGGCAGGCCAAACTCCGATGATAGAGGGTCACGCAGTAGAATTATTAGAGGAAGGTAAATGACATATATATGTGAGGTTAAGGAAGATGCCGAGAATTGAGGATTTGATATTTCTGGCTATTATCTTATTGATATCTGGCTATTATCTTATTGATAGGGGAGCAAGGTATTGACTGGGAATATTATGTATCCTGTGACCGCTATTGGAGAGTATGGGTCAAGCTAAACAGAAATTGATAGATAAGAATAAGGGGAGGGGAAGGGTTTTGATACCTATCTTTTCTTTCTATATGAACCTACTCAGTGTCCAACCTAATTAGCTTTGTCCAACCTAAAGGAGTAAAACATGCCGTTAAGTAAGGAAAGGGATAAGGAACGAAAGAGGTTAGAGCGTTCCCTAAAGAGGAGAGCTTTGGAGCTAAAGGTTGGGGCTATCATGTCCTCGGCCAATGTCCGAGCTATGCGAGCAGCCGGGATAACTCCTGGATATGTGGAGGATGAGTCAGGCTCGGTAGCATCTCGTGTATTTTATGCTTTACTTCGAGACAGGGACGCTATCAAGGCTCACTTGTCTTGGCTTCAGAACGATTTGAGGATGGGGAGGATTATCTTAAATGGACAATATGGAAAGCAGAACAAGGAATAGTTTGACATAACAAATATAGTTCGAAGCATACCAGGCACGAATGAGGAATATGGACAGTAAGGCACTTTATATAGAGGGGTTGAAAGTAGACAACTGTCATAGCGATAAACGTAATATGATTGCCAGCTGTCCAAGGGGTAGGTGCGTAAATCGGATTGTGACTGTGGTATGTATATGTAGGTAAACTTTTTATAATATAGAAAAAGGGGGTAAAGTATGGACATAATGAATGTAGCGAAGGATGATGTAGCAATAGAGCAACTTTGCACCATCATACAGCAGCTTGAAAAACTTCTTGATATTGCGAGAGAGAACAAAGGAAAGGTTAGACCAATCATATCTAGTGGTGAGATAGAGTTGCTTAAAGACCATCTTGACTTAGTAATCAAATACAGCAAAGTCTAGTCTCCGTAATTTTTTAATTAATATAGAAAAAGGAAGGTTTATGAAAACTGAGCACATTGTCAAGAGAGTCTTAAGGTACGCAATAAACAATTCTCCTATTAGGTTTGATTACAGGATAAATAAATATTGGGTCAATCCTGCTCAGGATGATGCCAAGTTATGGTATAAGTTCATAGGTTTCATTCCAGATGGTAAGGTATTAGACATTGGTTGTGGTGATAGGCCATTTCCATCCGCCACTTTTTTAGTTGACAAGAAAGTAATAAAAACTACAAAGCCTTTTTGTCTGGCAGATATTGAGGCATTGCCATTTGCAGACAAGGAGTTTGACTTTGTTTTTTGCTCTCATGTTTTGGAGCATACTCTTAACCCATTGAAAGCGTGCAGGGAATTGATGAGAGTTGGTAAGAGGGGTTATATTGAGACTCCGAGGATTAGCATTGATGCTCTATTTGCGTGGGATGATAGTAACCACAATTGGTTAGTTCACAATTCAGGTAATACATTATTCTTCTTCCCGTTGACTGATAGTTTAAGAGAGGGTATCAATAGTACTGCTTGGCGAGATGTGTTATCCAGTTTCTGGAGGCATCCGTTAGCTGAGGCTTTTTATAAGAATCCTGAAGTTTTCAATGTTATGTTCAACTGGGAAGGCAAGTTCAATGCGTTTGTATTTTATAAAGATGGCAGATGCCTGAGCAATTAAAGGAGGGTGAATGGCAACTAGAGAAGAGATAATGAAGTTCCTCAAAGATGGGCTTGGTAATGTTTGGGCAGATGGCAGGGATGGTAGACATATCAACCTTGACGATTGTGCTACGGCAATTATGAAGTATCTCCATGCTCAAGGCGTAGGTATAAGAGGTTTACCATTAGGTGTATCTCACCCTCACTTATCTGCTTATTATACATTTGAGCCATTGATAGAGGAGGGAGAATGAAAGGTTGGTGGGTTAAGAGGAGTGGTTGGGTTTTATTATTGTAGGGTGATATGATAGAAGTTAAAAAGGTAGAAAGTTGTCCTGAGTGTGGAGGGGATTGTGGGTTAGACGGCATATGGAGTGGTGATTTTGGGTTCATAATGGGTGGATTTTATAACTGTCTGGGATGTAGGGTAATATTCCCTATGATTGGTCAAGTAAAAGCGGAGGAGTTAGAGGACGATACCATAATACTGCCAGACAGGTATATATTAGTATAGTTTTTCAGGAGAAAGGGGAATGAACGGGAATCATAATGAAGAGGAAAAAGTCAAGTATTGTCAGATAGTAAAGGATTATTGCATAAAGGAAAGGTGTAATTTTTATGTAGAGATGGTGCAGCATGTAGCGGGGATGCAGAAGAAGATGGGGATGTGTTGGTTCAATGCCATTTTGATGGTGCTATCTGAGATGAACGCAAAAACAGTGATGCCTCAACAGAAGATACCATTACCTAATTTATATAGGGGATGATTTAGAGAAGGTAAGTTAAAATTTGATGGAGGTGTTTATTTATGGATGTAAGTCCAGAATACATAAAGATGTGTGAGAAGGCAGAGGAGATACAGCAACAAATACCAATGGAGAGCAATAGGGAACCTCCCAATCTTTATTATTGTCCAGATGATGATTACTTATCTTGCGCTTATACTGTAACTAAGGTTTTTACAAACCCAGTTTATTGGCTACCCTATCAAGACCAGTTGCAGGAGATGGTAAATGACAAACCTTTATGCTTTGTCTTGCTCAGACTACTTTATAATTGGTCTTTTACACATTATGCAGATAAAGCAGCAAAACTTTACCCGTCTACAATGGAGCAACTCTGGTTGGCTTTCGTGATGAAGGAACGCTTTGGGAAGATATGGTCAGGAGAGGAATGGAAGTCGATGAGTTAATGGAGGATAAGGAGGTTCAAGTTGAGGGAGAATGGTTATCAAGAATAGGGAGTACAGGAAACCAGAGATGCAGAGTTTTATAATAGATAAAATTAAGACTCCCTTAGTAAAGATTCAAAAACCTGTGAGTTTGTTGGGTGTGGTAAGGGTTGTCTTTCAAATGGCTGTGATTCTTGACAGGATTCGTAGATTACCTGAACCAACCAAAGAAAATACGATATATGAGAACACCAAGACCCTGATTGATATACGGGATATGTTTTCGGTTTATTACACCAATCCCAGTCGGAAGATGGTGATGTTGGCACTCTGGAAGTGGGTGATAATAATGTATGACTGGGGACACGAGTATTCGAGTTTAGGTGACTGGGTAATAGAGCAGATTATAAGAAGAGGTTGGGATAGGAGACCATATCAGCACCCCAGCCCTGATTTTTGGAAAGAACCAGAGCCTTATGGGGGCGGGTATAATCTTACAGATAAAGTTGAGGGGTATAAACTTTTCAATGATGTTAGGGATATAGGAAAGTATGAAAAGGGCGATTAAATGGCTGATGATGCCGTTTTATATATTTGGATTACTAATACTGGAAGGAGATAAGTTTATTCGTGTTAAAGCCAGAACAGCTAAAACGCCAGAAGACATGGATGCTTTAAGATATTTATTGGAACTTTGGAGGTAAAATGACAGCGGAAGAGAAATTACAGGAACTATATAAACAACAAGAGCCTGTTGTGCTAGAGTCTAAGATTAGAAGTGGGGAGGCTAGTTTACACGTTACTAACTCTGGTAGTGTTTATCTGGCAGCCGAACACATAGACCTGATAGCCAATCTAGTAATAGAGAGGTTGAATAATGGCAACTAGAGAAGAGATAAAAGACCCTAAAGTAAGAGAGGAGTATGATAAGTTACAGCCAAAGTATGACTTAATTCAAAAGCGACTTAAAATTAGGAAAGAGATAGAGGATTTCACTGACCATCCAGCTGCTTTATGGGCATATCTCGACTCTCAAGGCTTAAAATTACCTAATGGGGAGCCATTGATAGAGGTGAAGGAATGAATAGTAACAATATTGAGATGTATTTTTCTGATACGACTGATTTAGATGCGGTGAGGTGTACTGAATGTGGAAGTATTGACTTTGATTACACAGAAACAAGGAAGTTTTGTGTACGCTGTGGTTTGGTTGCTAAGAAATCACTGTATAGTACAGCAGGTACAGAGGTAGAGTATGACAACTGGAACTAAAGTAAAGCCTTTCAGGGAAATAACTCCTGATGGGAAGCTGACACTAAATATGCACCCTGGACAGTCAAGGGTATGGAAGTCTCGCAAAAGATATATTGATATGCAGGCTGGTTCACAGGGTGGCAAGACGTGTTTCGGGCCTCACTGGTTGGATAGAGAAATAAGAACCTGCGGGCCTGGCGATTATCTGATAGGCACGGCTACCTTTCCTTTACTTGATAGGAAGTTACTTCCAGAGTTTCTGTATGTATTTGAATATCTATTACGCTATGGGACTTATAACGATAACAAGAAGGTCTTTACTTTCTTTAATGAGAAAACAGTCAAGAATAAGAGCGATTATATTCTGTTCCCCAACGCAGATGTAGATACCAAGATATTTATTGGCTCTGCTCAGAATCCAGAATCTATGGAATCCGCTACTGTTAAGGCTATATGGCTAGACGAGTGTGGAATGAAAATGTTCAAGAGAGAAACATGGGAAGCTGTTGAACGGCGTGGTCTGATAAACAAAGCAAGGATTCTTTTTACAACTACACTTTATTGCTTAGGTTGGTTCAAGACAGAAATATATGACCGCTGGGTTAATGGCGACCCTGATATAGATGTTATCCAGTTTGACTCTATTGAGAATCCTGCCTTTCCTCTTGATGAATACCAGAGGATGCAAAAGAGTATGCCTGGCTGGAAGTTTAATATGATGCACAGGGGGCGATTTGACAAACCTACTGGGCTTATCTATGATGCCTTTGACTCGGCAAACGATGTGGTTGAGCCGTTTGAAATACCCTCTAGTTGGCCGAGATATGTAGGACACGACTTCGGGCCAGTTAATACTGTTGCCTTATGGAAGGCTTATGACCCTATGTCGAGTACAATTTATACTTATCGAGAATATTCAATGGGTCAGTTATCTACATTTGAACACGTTACGAATTGGATTGAATTATCAAAAAATGAAAGGATAGCAACACGAATGGGTGGTTCACTCACTGAGGATGGTTGGAGGGGTGATTTTACTCAGGCTGGATGGAGAATTGATAAGCCTTTAGATGGGAATGTATGGTCTGGGATAAACAGGGTTTATGGCTTTGAAAAGCTCCATAAGCACAAGGTATTCAGGACTTGCAAGAATTATTTAGCTGAGAAGCAAACATTTAGTAGAGAACTTGATGCCAACTATAATCCCATTGAGGATAAAATAGAGGACGCACAAATATATCACCTTATGGCTTGTCTGGTGGGTGAGACATTGGTAACTACGGAAGATGGCTTGAAACCGATTAGAGATGTCAGAGTCGGCGATAAAGTCTTAACTAGGCAGGGATATTACCCTGTTAGAGATAAAATTGAGAAAGTGGCTGATACCATTGAAGCTAAGTTCTCCAATGGTCAAATCTTACAGGGGACTCCAGAACATAATGTTTTTGTAAAAGAAAAAGGTTTTCTTCCATTGACAGCCCTGCGATATTATGATACAGTAGAGACATGGAACGAGAAACAGTTATTTACAGGGGCGTCAAATATCATCGGTATCCGCAAGCAAAGAGGCGGTCTGATAGGATCTACTTCAGGTCTAGCAGGGGTTATCTCCACAGGATTATCTGGCAGGATAACTTTGGCGCAATACCTAGGGGGTGTTGTATCCACCATAGGGACAATAATTCTGCGAATAATGAACTCTCTAATCTTGAATGTAAAGGACTTGGATTACACATATCAGAACATCTTGAAAATGGTGCGAGAATATATGACCTTGAACACCTTGCCCGAATACGTCCACTCGCAATTGAGCGATGGAAGCAATGGGCTTCTACTCCAGAGGGCAAAGCCCACCTTAGTCAGAGAGCAAAGCAAGAATGGGCAGATAAACAACCAATTACCAAGATGTGCCAATTCTGCGGGAAAGAATACCAAACCCTTGAACCCTCCCACAGTAAGTTCTGTTCACCAGCTTGCAAAACAGCCAACCGGTATGCTTCCCATAAAGATGATGAACAGCGTCAATGCGGAATCTGTGGCAAATCTTTTCTCATTAACAGATACGCACTTACCAGAACTTGCTCAAGAAAATGCGGTGCGATTTATAAACACAACATGCAAAGACAAAACAACTGTCTATGACCTCAATATAGATACAGTCCACGAATACTACGCTAACGGTATCCTCGTTCATAATTCTGAGCGGTATATGATGACTCAGTTCAGACCGTTATCGGTATTATCAGATGATGCCGATATAGCACTAGTAGGCACAATTAAGGGATAGGAGAGTTTAATGACAAAAATAGCTGACCTTAGAGGTAGTAAAGCCGTTCCGCAGTCAAATTCAATAGCTGCTCAAGCACCGGGTTCTGCCATTACAGATGATGAAATAATGAGTTGGATAAACTCAGTGGATATGGAATGGCGGAAACACATTTTTCAGCGTATGGATGAGGATGAAAAACTGTGGACGCTAGACCCTTATACTCTCAAAGACCCAGATGGTGAGACATTAGAGCGTGTAGTAAACGTTAATATGAATGATGCCAGGGTTTTTGGAGAGCGTGTTTTAGCTGTTCTAAATGAATCTCAAGAGATTATTGAAATAAATGGGCAGCGTGATGGTAAGCCATTAGACGGACACCAATCGGCAGTTATTGAAGATTGGTGGAGAGACCTGATGTATTTGGCAAATGAAAACCTTAACAGCATCTTGATGCCTGACTTTGATGTCTATGAATGGGAACAAAATGCAATCAGAGGTGGGCAGATAGCGAGAATCCTTTTGTCTCAGGATAGAGATGGTTTTGATATTGACCTTTTACCAGTGGATAGACGTAAATGCGTTTATTCTGTTGGTAGATGGGGGTTATCCAGGGTAGCCTTCTGGGATATTCTTGATAAAGATATGTGTAGAGAGGAATATCCCGATTATAAACCGCTTGGAGAAGCAACAATAAGGTGGGATTTTTGGGATAGCAGGGAAGAAGTAGTCTTTTTAGATGGTAAATTTTATGAAGCTACATCGAATAAATTAGGATATCCTCCTTTTGTTATTCAATTATGCCAGCAAGGCACATTTCTTGATACTACAAATAGAGCATTAAGGATGCACGGTGAGTCTATATACTCTGCTAATAGAGAACTTTATCCTGAGTTAAACAGGATAGCCTCAATCCTTCAAACAATGAATCAATTGGCTCTATCTCCCCCGCAAGTTCTGGGGAGTAAAAGTGGCAAAAAGTTACCAGATAAACCTATTTATAGGGCTGGCAATGTCTTGGCATTAGAAACTGAGGACTGGTTAAAAAGAATAGAGAGTCCAGATATACAGGGGTCACTCAGATTCTTTACGGCATCATTAGGGGGGGCAATACAGCGAGGTTCAATTTCTCATATAGACTGGGGTAATTTACAGTTTCAGTTATCTCAGGTAGCTATTGCCACACTAGCTGGAGCATCGAGACAGGTATTCACGCCAAGATTAAAGACTATGGATAGATTTAAGAGGATGCTATTTAAGGAAGCTAGATGGCAGTTTGAAACTTTTAATATGACAGCCGATATTGGCAGGGTTGGCAGAAAGAGAATTTATACTCCTGCTGACCTTGCTGGCAATTATACTGTAGACTTTGAGTATCTAACTGCTCTACCAGAAGAAACGGCTGCTACTTATGGGTTGGCACAGATGGCAGAGAGGTGGATGGATGACAGGAGTATTAGAAAGACAATCCTTAAATATCGGGATTACGATGACATTGACGAGAAATTCCTTGTTCAGACAGCTAAGAAGGTTAGCAGAGCATTAGCTTTATTTGAGATGGCTCAGGCTTTGGATAAGCAGGGTAATCCAGACGAGGCTAGAATATTACTCATTGAAGTAGGTCAGACGCTTGAAGGAACTGCTCAGGGAGAAGTGAGTAAATTAACAGGTGTAGAGATACCGCAGGCTTCACCTCAACAGGAAGCACAGGCTTTACAGGTAGGTCAAGGTGGTCCAGTTGAAGGTGCGGTTAGAACAACCAGGAAATCAGAACCGCCTGGTGCAGGAGAATTTATGGAAGAGGAGGTTGCGGTCTGATGAAAGTAATAATTAGTTCAGGTGAACAATATCCAGTTTTTACCATTGAAAGGACGTGGAGAAAAGGATATAACGGGAAACTGATAGTGGATATAGAAAAAGAATGGTTAGAAAGATATGAAAAATGTATGGTGGAGTGGGATTTAATCCAAGAATATCTCACAGATAAATACCCGTTCTAGTAAATTATTATGAGAATAACCTGATGGATTATGTAGAAGATGAGAGTTTAAGAGCATTTTATATTGGAGTTAATTAGAGGAGGTATAGGTGTATCGACCGAAAGACTGGCCGAAGTTTGAAGTGAAATATAATCCATTACATTGCTTTGCTCCAGAAGAGTGTACAAACTTCGCTTATGAAGAGGGGGCTGATGCTATGCTGGAGGGGCTAAAAGAGGATGGTAAGTATATTGATGCCTCAAAATATCCATATGGTATGGTTCTGAATGAGATTCCACCAATTGAAAAACTTACTAGGGAATTTAAGGGATGGATAATTATTATTCCAGAGGAGGTGACTTAATGCCGTTTGTGAGTTCAGAGTTAAAGAAGTTATCTAAAGATATTATTAACAGAGCACTTCAAAAACAAACATTTCAGCCGAGGTCTAATCTTTTAGTAGAAAGGTTGAGGCAGACTTTAAGAACTCAAAAACCAAGAGCACCGAGGTTTTAATGGTAGAGACTGTAATAAGAGATTTAACTGGTCAGATTATTGGGAACAGGAGAATTGTTACTAAATCACCTGTTAGTGGACGTTATCTTATAAGAGAGACTGACACCGATGAAGTGTATTGGATGGAGCCAGAGGAATTAGAGAAACCTAAAGCCCCTCCAGTAGTAGAACCAGAAGCCCCCTTTAGATTACCACCAACTGTTCCAGAAGCCAGAGCACTTGAATTCCAAACAATGCCTGCTGGTGGTGGTAGTCGTGGGGTTGAAGGTGGCGAGATATATTATTCTCCCACAGGTGAATCATATTTTGTGCCTACAGGAACACCTTTCAGAACTGGTATTCCCATAACCAGTGAAGCTGACATATCAGGGATAAGAGAAAGACTGGCAACTATTCCAAGGCGACCTTCTGGAGTGCCAAAAGCTCCAGAGTTTAACCTTCCTGATATTCTAAGGAATGTCTATCCAGAGATGGGTGAATCACCAGAAGAAGTTTTTAATGCTGCTCTGACTCTGGCGAGAGACGATCCTGAAGCCTTTGTTGAAGATTTAAGGGCGAAGGGTAGAAACGAATATACGGAATCTCTGCTGAAGGCTTTAGGGGCTGATGACCAGATGATAGACGATTTATATTCACAACAGGTTTCCATCCCGCAGCAGGCTGTTGTTGAAATTGAAGGCGTTAGAAAACTGATAATTTATGATACAGCAACTAACAGAGCCTACGATTCAACGGGTAAATGGATTGGTTCATATAATCCTAATAAAAAAGAGTTTACCCTAAAAGAACAACACAAATTGATAAGTCGTGGCTTGTATGAAAGATTGGGTTATGCCCCTGCTCCTCCAGTAAAGAGTTCTGAGGAAAGAAAAGAAAGGGTTAAGGCATTTCAATCGTATCGTAAGGCAGGGGGCAAGATGTTTTATGATAAGTGGGAAGCAATGGGTATGCCGGTTAGCCCAGAGGTAGAACCTCCCCCTATTTCAGATGAAGAGCGTCAGCGAATTATTGATGAGGAAGTTCGCAAGCATATGAATTTGCTCAAAGTATTGGGGGAAGGTTTAACTAAGGTACTACCCCAGGTAGCAGCTGCTTTTCTTAGTGGTATTCAAGGAGGACAAGGGGCAGTAGATATAGGCTGGGCTGATAGATTTATTGAGGATGCCAAGAAAGATTTAGACCAGTTTGCTCAAGAGACATTTGATAAATATGGGGAAACAGGCTTGCCGTTTACAGTTTCAGATATAGCTTATTTACCCCAGAATATAGCTTATTCATTAATTACAATGGGAGCATTTGCAACTACAGCTGTCCCGATAGGAATGGTTCCATTGCCAGGGGCTAGAGTAGCTGCTTGGTTTCTTGGTTCAGCAGTTTCGGGAGTGGTGGCTTACCAAATAACTACTTACCAGATAACTAAGGAATACCTTGACCTTAAAGACGAAGAGAATATGAAGGAAACTGGCAGGCACTTAACTCTGGCTGAGAGACAACAATTATATGATGACTTTGAATCTAAGGCTAGGGCTTATGGGTTATGGGAAGCTTTGCCTGAAGCAATAAGTAA